TAAAAACACAAGAGCTGACAACAAAAATATTAGACGTTATTAGATCCAACCTGTTGCTAATCATACCTTTAGCAATATTGAGTAATTTTTTTATAAACGTGCAATGGTATTTGTATATAATAGTTATAGTACTAGTGCTGGATATAGCTACAGCCATGTCAGTAGCCAAAAAGAATAAGATAAAAATAGAGAGTAACAAGTTTTTTAATAGTATTGTAAAAATAGGATATTACTACATAATAATGTTAGTGCTATATTTGATTGATTATTTTGTAATAAAAGATGGCTTTATTTTAATTAACTTTGCCAGTATAATTATTTTAATTAATGAGCTAATCTCAATAGATGAAAATATTTGTAAACTTATAGGTCGCAATACAGCACTCACAAAGGTATTTAGGCTAGTTGAGAAAATGTATTATGACTTTATAAAAAAGTTTATTGATAAAAATCAATAAAATAATGTATAAATTTGATAGCAAAAAATTTGGTTTTTCTAAAAAATATTTTGTATATTTGCAAAAAAAATATGGAAGTGATCATTAATTTATCAGCAAAAAAATTAAAGAGAAGTGGTGATTTATATTATATAGATACGCCATCTACTTTAAATTTATCTAATTGTAAGTTTATAGAGGAGTATGCATTTTGTGATAGTAAATTTGTAGGGAAACTAAAAATACCTAATTGTAAAAAAATAGGTCAACACGCTTTTGCGAGTAGTGTGTTTTCTGAAATAACAATAAATGATAATGTTGTTTTAGAAAAGAGCTGTTTGGGAATTTATAGTTATGAGTTTTTTAGAGATTATGAAAAAAACAATAAAAAAGCAGGAACTTATGTTTATAATTTAAAAAAAAATGAATGGATATATCAAAAATAATCGCATCATAAGGGATTGAAATACTAAATTCTACTTAGTTGTTTTCATAATTTTATTTTTTAGGGGTTAGACAGGGGGCGCAAGCCCCCTTGTTTATTGGTGTTCATAGATATGTATTTACAAATATTTGTAGTCGTTTGTAAACGGATATATGGAATTTTTTGTTTAATTTTGCTAAAAAAATATGGATACAAAAGAATTAGTAAAAACAGCAAGAATGTTTATAAAAGACAAGTATTATAGCTATATTGAACAGTATTGTGAAAAATACGAAATAAATACAGTTGAACGAATTTGTCATTTTTTAGCTCAAACGAACTATGAAAGTGGATATATGAACTACATAGAAGAAAAATTTACTTATAGTGCTAAACGTTTACTACAAGTTTTTCCTAAATATTTTAAAACTATCGACGAAGCTAATGAATATGCCTATAAACCTGAAAAAATAGCTAATAAAGTGTATGCTAATCGAATGGGTAACGGTGATGAGCAAAGTGGAGATGGATATAAATATAGGGGGCGTGGATTATTACAATTAACAGGAAAAAATAACTATTTGAAATTTTCAAAATGGTATAATGACAGCAAAATTTTCGTAGATAGTCCAGATTTACTTTTACAACCGCAATTTGCTGTGCTTTCGGCGTTTTTTTATTGGGATATTAAAAATCTAAATAGTTACATTGTAGACAATGAAAATGCTTATAATATATGTAAGTGCATAACAAAAAAAATAAACGGGGGCTACAATGGGTTGGAGGAGCGTTTTAGGTTATATAAAAAAATACGTGAGCTATATAACGAATTTGATAAAGATTATTATGAATAAAAGAGAAAAAAAGTTATTTTTTGTAATATTAATTTTGTTAGCTGTAATAATGTTTATGTCTAACAGCTTTCGTAAAAAAAATGATATTATTGATTTTAATAATAATCTTATAAACAGATACAAAAATGATATAAAAAGTTATAATATAAAGATAGATAGCTTGAATGCTGTATTATTAGCTAAAAAAAATATAGACACTGTAATTATAACAAAATATAAACAAAAAATAGATAGTGTGTATGTTTATAATTACAATGATTATGTGGTGTTTTATGATACCTTGTTAAACACTAATTTAGCTAACGTAGACACGTTTATATGTTTTGATAGTATAAGTATACAAAAGTTATCTATTAAGTTATTAGAATGTGGAAAAGATAGTGAATTGTTAGCTAATTGTTATATACAAAATAACTTATATGCTAATATTATTAACATTCAAGATAGTGTAATTAGTCTAAAAGATAGTGTAAATGCGAGCTTGGAAACTATGTATAAACAAAAACTAAAAAAAGTAAAAAGACAGCGCAATATAGCTACCAGTATAGCTTTTACAGAATTTTTAATATTAATAGGAGTATTAGCAAAATGAAAAAATTAATATTAATTTTACTGCTATTAGTATTAGTAAGTTGTGAGAAAGAGTTTAAAGAGCTACAACGTAGCTATTATATATATAATTTTATAGAACTACAAAGTGATTTAGATTACAAATTAATATATTTTTGCAGTAAATATGAGACTTTCGAACATTTTTATGATATGAAAGAAACTATAAAAAATGAAATCGGCGAGTATAACTACTATAAAGATATGCAAAGCAGAATGGCAGTAGTGTCGCATACAAAAGATACAGGCACTTGTCAATTTCAACATCGAACCTTCTATTATTTAGCAGAAAAATATGATATAAAAGGGGCAAATATTTTAAGTGAAAGTCAGCAAATCGCAATAATGGTGCAGGCTTTCGCAGATGGTAAACAAGGTTGGTGGTGCGGTTATAAAAAATATAAAAGATATGAAAATAAATGAATTAAAACCTCTCGACAAAAATCCTTTTAAGAGTAAAGGTGATAAACAAATCGAAAAAATAGCAAAATCCATCGAAGATTTCGAGCGGATGATGGAAATTCGTAAGATAGTTATCGATGAGAATAATCAAATTTTAGGTGGAAACAAGCGGTATTTTGCGTTGAAAAAACTTGGATATAAAGAAATTCCTGATACGTGGATAGAGAAAGTTACTGATTTGACAGAAGAGCAAAAAAAGGAGTTTATTATTAAAGACAACGCACACTGGGGGAGCGAGTGGGATTTTGAGTTACTAGAAGAATGGCAAGTAGATTTAGAGGATTGGGGTGTTGAAATACAAGATTTTGACATTGAACAAGAAGTTATTGAGGATAATTATGAATTTAATGATAATATAGAGACAGACATTGTTTTAGGAGATTTAATAGAAATCGGCGAACACAGGTTATTATGTGGTGATAGTACTGATATTGAGCAGATAAAAAATTTAATGAATGGTGAAAAGGCGGAAATTTGTTTTACAAGCCCACCTTATAATATTGGTAGTGATAAATATATTAATTATAATGATAGGAAAAACGAAGAAGAATATTTACAGTTTCTAATTAATAATATAGAATCTATTTTACCTTATTGTGAAGATATTTTTTATAATTTAGGATTTATAAGAAGTACAAAAAATATTATAGTAAAATTATTGTATAATTATTTAAATATATTTAAAAATATAATTTTTTGGCATAAAATATCTGTAAAACCTACGCCTCATTTTGGAATGATAAACAGTGCAGTAGAATTAATTTTATGTTTTGGTGACGGGGATAATGTTTTTAAAAACGCACAATTTTCGCCAGGTTCATATTACAATTTTATAGAAGGAAAAATAGCTTTTAACAATGAATTCGCTAATTTACATCGCGCTACTTTTCCTGTTTATTTACCAGAAAATATTATAAATAATTTTTCTAATAAAAACTCCATTATATTAGATTGTTTTTTAGGTACTGGAACTACAATGGTGGCGGCTCATCAGCTAAATAGACGATGTTATGGTATAGAAATAGAACCTGTTTATTGCCAAATAATTATAGATAGAATGCGCAAATTAGACGATTCTCTAATAATTAAGAAAAATGGAGTAATTATATAAACGGTATTTTAATAAATAAATAAAAACATCTTTAATCCCAATAGAAATTTGTGTAAAAAATATATCATTTTGTCTAAATACGGATCTAAATTAGTGTAAAAAATATAATATTTTGTCTAAAATACACTAAAATAACCGTTTACAAACGTTTAAAATTTGGTTTATTTAGAAACTTGATGTATCTTTGTGTATTGAAATTTTAGAAAAGCGATGAAAACAAAAAAAATAGACAAAAAACAAATTAGTGTAAAAAACTTAATAGTTTGTCTAAATACGTATAAAAATTCATCTAATTTTTTTACTAATTTGTCTAAAACAGCTAAAATTTATGTAAAAAAATTTGGTTTTTCTAAAAAAATGTTGTATCTTTGTATTATAAAATTAACCCCAAAAATATAAAATTATGAAAACGGTAAATTTAACAGTAGCAAACGGACAAGTAAAGGTACAAACCCCTTACAATGCAGAATTTGTAACAAAAGCTAAAAATTTAGGTGGCAAATGGGATAGTTTATCCAAATCCTGGATTTTTAGCGAAAGCGTATTAGATTACGTAAAAGAAATCCTAATCCAAATTTATGGTGTAACAGGCGAAACTACTTACCAAACTTGCACTTTAGTAGTAAAAAATTATAGTGCAGAAGTTGTAACAGGCGCAGTAGAGCTTTTTGGACGCACTATTGCTAAAGCTTCCGGGCGTGATACAGGTGCACGCTTAGGAGATGATATTATATGGCTTTCTGGTAATTACACTTCTGGTGGTTCTACAAAATACTGGAAAACTATAGTGGAAAATGGGAATTTCGAAATCCAGAACTTTCCAGTTGCACGTACAGAGTTCGAAGACGTGCAGAAGGCAATAGCAGAAGGCTGGGTAGAGATAAAATCTACTGAAACTAAAAGAACTAGAGAAGAGATTGAAAGCGAAATAGCTATTTTAAAAGAAAAATTAGCTAAATTAGAAGACGAATTAAACAATTTATAAACCATAAAAAAAATAAAATTATGGAAACAGAAGAAAAAAAAATCAACACCAATGAAAAAATTAATAATGGTGTAAATGTAGTTAGAAACATGAATGGCTTCATTAACAAAATGAAAGAGCCTGAAATTCTAACAAAAGATTTTTATAAAATAAAAAGCGCACGTAACCCCAAAAAATTTCCTAATCAAAAAGATGGTTTACATGAAGTTGCCAATTATCTTGAATTTTTAGGATTTAAAATTGCAGGGCTCTATGATAACTACTTGCATGCATTTGGTTGCTATGAAAATAATTTAGTAGAAGTTCGTTTTATTTATGATTTATCTGGCAAATATGTTAAAAGAAATCTTGATATTTACTTAGGTAATCATAAAAGTAATATTACATTACTTCGCAAAATTGCACAAAAAATTAATCAGGAAAATTTAAAAAAATAAAGTTATGAAAGCAAAAATCGAAAATTTCAAGGGGCTCGAAAGCATTGAATTTGAGCTTGAAGGCATTACAGAAGTTAGTGCCAAAAATGGAATAGGTAAGACGTCTATTCTCGACGCATTATGCTGGTATTTCACTGGCAAAAACATCTATGGAGATACAAAGTTTGATATAATCAAACACGGTAGTGATTACGCAAGTGTAAGTTTAGAATTCGCAGATTATACACTAACAAAAAAGATAGTAAAAGACGGCAATTCTGCTAAAACACTATACTATAAAGGCTTTGACGAAACAAAAAGCAAAGATTTTGATATAATAGTAAACGAGAACTTTGGCTACGCTGATAGTGATATAATGCTATCTGCTATGGTTTATGAGTATTACTTTACAAATCTGACGATGGAAAAACGAAGGAAAATAATTTTAGATACTTTTAAAATAAACGAGGATACTAGCGAGCTTGACGCAAAAAAATTAGAATTAGACGCAATTAAAAAGAAAATTGACGATATAAAAGTGCAAATAGATGCTTATAAAAATGTAAAAATAGTTGAAAGCACTAAAAACGACGCTGAAATTAAAAAAGAGATAGACAAAATTAAGCAGTTAATAAAGCAAAAAGAGTTTGAAATTAGTCAAATAACTGCTTTGCAAACTGAAATAGCTAAAATTAACTATGAAATAGAAACGAATAAAAGCAAAATAGACACAAATAACAAAATGATAGCAATGTATAATGATAAATTAGTTACATTGCGAAATAACTATAAAGAAGTAGCTAAACGCAGAACTGATATTTGTTTTAATTGCAAACAAACACTGCCAGACAACTTGCAAAAGATAGAGTTTGACAAAAAAGCAAAAGAACTTGAAAATATTACTGCAGAAGGCAAAGATTTAGCACAAAAGATTACAGAATTACAAAATGAAAACAAGAATTTGCAAGATTACATAGTTATTAATGAAAATAAACTAAAAACACTGCAATTGCAATTAAAAAATTCAGATGTTGAAAATATTAAACGTTTAAAAGCAGAATTAGAGACACAATTAGAGGATTTGCTAAAACAGAGCTCTAATGATAAAGTAGCTACTAATATACCCGAGTTGCTAAAAATACAAAATGAAAATTTAAAACAACTAAACGCACAAAAGTTAGCAATAGAAAGCGAACTAAAGCAATTGCAAGAAAAACGTATACAATTGGCAGAAGCGTTTGAGAATGAAGTTAACAGTAATTTTGATGTAATTAAATTCTCGTTTTTTGAACAATTAGCAAACNGCGATTTAAAGCCAGCTTGCAAAATTTTAGTTAATGATGTAGATTATTTAAGTGCAAGTGATAGCGAAAAAATTAGAGCAAATGTAGAATTAATGTTATTATTACGCAAAAATTATAATCTAAAATATCCTTTGCTGATTGATAGAGGAGAGAGCTTTGATGATGACAATTATATTAAGTTAATTGAACGATTAAAAGCAAATAACATTAATGTAATTATTACAAAAGTTAGCGAAGTTAACGATTTAAAAATAGAAAAAATATAAAAACAAATCGGCGTGCCAGTTGCCAAAATAAATCCACAGGGCAGTGGTAATTAAAAAATGGAAACACAAATTAAAAAAAGTGAAAATCCACCTTTAAAAGATTTTTTGAAGCAAGACCACGTAATTAAAGAGTTTGCTAAATTAGTGCAAGACCCCACAAACTTTATAATGTCTGCAATAACTACTATCCAGCAAAACAACTTCCCAGCTGATATTGACAGAAATAGTGTGCTCTTTGGGCTAATGAATGCTGCAGTACTAAAGTTACCGATTAACAACAACTTTGGACTTGCATATCTTATACCATACAGGGATAATAAGAAAGGCAAAACTTATGCACAATTTCAAATTGGAGCAAAGGGCTTTATAGCATTAGCAATTCGTAGTGGACTTGTAAAAAATTTTGGCATGTCTGAAATTTATGAGGGGCAATTGATAAAATATGACCCATTAAGAGGGTCTGAATTTGATTTTAGTAAAAAATTATCAAATACTATTATAGGCTTTGCCTGTTATTTGGAATTAAAAGATGGCTTTGCCCGTTATGAATACATGACGTATGAACAAATGATGTCGCATGCTAAAAGATATTCTGAAAGTTTTAAACATAATCAAGGTGCATGGGTAACTAATTTTATTGAGATGGGTAAAAAAACAATCGGCAAATTAACATTAAAAAAATACATGCCATTTTTGACTGATGAAATAGGACGTGCATTGCAGACAGACCAAGCAGTGATTGTAGGTGAAAGCGAATTTATTTACATTGACAATGAAAATGACGACGATGTAGTTAATGAAGTAATTACAAAAGAAAATAAAGAAACTAAAAAACCTACTAAAAAAACTAATGTAAAGCAAGACGCAGAGCAAGTTACAGAGCAAAATGAAGTAGTTACAGATGTAGATAATGAAGTAGATAATGATATTGAAATACCATTTTAGCTATGATAAGAGTTAATATTTTCGGGACAGGGAGCGACGGTAACCTGTCCCTTTTAGACGACAGTGTAACAGCAATTATGATTGATTGCGGTTTGAACACCAGATTAATTAAAGATGTAAGCATTTACAATCGTTTGAAGGCTTGTATAATTACACACGAGCACAACGACCACGCAAAATATAAAGATAAAATAGCAGAAATTACAGACATAATCACCGATTGCACAACTAAAAAAATAGATAACTTTGAAATAATAACTGTTGATGCATTTCACAATGTGAAAAACATTGCTGCATACATCTATAACAAAGCAGATGATATAAATATTATGTGGGCTACTGATTACTATAAGATTAGCAAATTATATAACGAAATTGACTACATTTTTAGTGAAATTAGTTATGATGATGACATTTTGAATGAAGCTCTAATTAATAAAAACGTAGAATATATGCACTATAAAGGTTTATTAAATCATATGTCTTTGCAACGCTTTTGTAATCTTTTAAAAAATGTTAACTTGAACGTTTTAAAAGGAATAGTAGTGCTGCACGAAAGCGATTATTTAGATAGAATTATAGCTATAGACAAAATTAACGAAATCACAAACGGTAGATGTTCTATATTTTTTGGCAGAGGCGAGTATTTGCTAACAAAAGAAAAAATTATGAAAAATTAAAATAGGAGGTAATATGAAAAAGCAAACAGAAAAAAGAAGTAAAGTATTTATTTACACAGTGAATTTAGATGGGCACAGCAGATTGCAAGCTGGATGTGTAAAATGGTTTAGGTATCAGTATAGCGAATATAAAAATTTATTATTTGCAATACCGAATGGATTACCGATTTTTGACAAGGAGTTACGAGTAAAAATTTACAATCGTTTAAATAAAGAAGGATTGAAAGCAGGAGTGCCAGACTTATTTTTAGCTTTGCCGAGAGGTATATATCATGGTGCATTTATAGAGATTAAATATGGGGATGATAGATTACGCAAAAATCAGTTCGATATGATACAGCTACTAACAGCACAAGGTTATAAATGTATAGTAATTAATAACTTGAATGACTTTATCGATGAAATAAATAGTTATTTATCATTAAAATAATTGATATAAATCAATTAAAATATTGTAAAAATAAAAGCTTTAAAATTTTTTAATAATAAAAAAAATAGCTAATTTTACATAAAACAAAAAAACAAAAATTATGGAAACAGAAAACATTAAATTTGAATTTAAGACACGCAAAGGTTATGACTTTTTTGAAGTTATAAGTGCGTTACAAAAAGCAATTAGGCGTTGCGAAGAAGAGAACGCAGTTTATTGGGCTTTGGAGCTCTATAAATCTGGCTTTGCAATAGCCTTATGGAGCAGGTTGTTAATTATAACAAGTGAAGATGTTGGGCTTGCTGAACCCGGTATTGAGGTATCTATAAATGCTTTATATAACAATTTTTTAGCATTGATAGAAAAGAAAAAAGATAGTCCGGAGGCATTATTGCCGACGCTACACGCAGTAGTTTTATTAGCAAGAGCAAAGAAAAGCAGGTATATTGCTTTATTGTGCGAATATGAAGAATTCGTAGGCTATGATTATAAAGAAATACCTGACGAAGCGTTGGATAAACACACCCGTAGAGGTAAAGCAAAAGGAAGGGGATTGTTATACTTTTATCAGGAGAGTGCAAAATTAAATAATGCTAAAAAAGAAGCTAATGAAGAAGCTATAGAGCAAAAAATTATTAAAAAAATAAGTAATTTATAATATAATTATATTATTTATATTATTATTCAAGGGCACATTTTAGTGCCCTTTTTTTATATATTTTTGTAACATTTAATAAAAAAATTATGTATAATTAAAAAAAATTATATATATTTGTAAAAAAATTAATCTAATGGAAATAGAACAAAAAATAGTAAATATTACAGAAATTAAGGAAAATAAAGACAACCCGCGAAAAATATCGAAATCACAGTTAGAAAGGCTAAAGGTATCATTACAAAAATTTCCTGAGATGATGTCTATAAGAGAGATAGTAGTAGATGAAAATATGATGATATTAGGTGGAAATATGCGATACAGAGCTTTAAAAGAGCTTGGAGAAAAAACAATTCCAATACGTATAGTAAAGGGTTTAACCGACTTACAAAAGAAAGAATTTATAATAAAAGACAATAATAATTATGGTGAGTGGGATGAAGATATTTTGCAAACGTGGGATATAGAATTATTGAATGAATGGGATTTAAATGTCAAGAAAGATGAATTTCAAGAAGCTGAGGAATTTAATAATTACAACTGTAAATATCCGATTATTCCCGAATATAACGAAAAATATAATGCTATTATTATTGTTTGTGATAATGAAATGGATTATAAATTTATTATAGAAAATTTAGGAATTAATAAAGCGAAAAGTTATAAAAATGGCAAAATAGTTGGTGATAATTCTGTTATTAGCGGTTCTGATTTTATTGAAATTATAGAAAAAATTAAGAAAAATGGATAAATGCGAAGTTGTTATTATTAGTCACGGCAGGGCTGACAATGTTATTACTAAAAAACATGTTGCAAATTGCAAAATAGTTGTTTGTAAAAAAGATTATGATATTTACAAAGAGTATAATAAAGATATAGAAGTTATAGCAGGCCCTGACGAACTTGGAATAATGAATAATATAAAATTTTGCAGTGATTATTTCGGCAATGTATGTATATTAAATGATGATATATATGCAGTTCAGGCAAATTATAAAAAAATAAATGAAAGAAATAAATTAACAAAAGACGAAGCTTACGATGTTATACAAAATGCTTATTGTATAGCAAAATTATTAGATGTAAAAATATTTGGTTTTTCTGACGCATTGGCACCTTTTCACTATAAACCGAATAAACCTTTTTCGTTGTCAGGATATATACAAGGTAGAGCTTTTGGATTAATAAAAGGACATAATTTTGATTTTAGCAGTGATTTTGAAATATTAAATGATTTATATTTATCTTTGCAAAATGCATATTTGTATAGAAAATGTTTTATTGATAATAGGTTTAGTTTTAAGGCTAAATATATAAGTGATGGAGGACTTGCTTCTAAAAGAAATAAAAATGAAATTCAAAAAGAATATAAGATGTTAAGATTTTTATACGGTGATGCTATTAAAAGAAAAAATTTTAGTAGTTTTAGTATAGCAGAAAGAAAAAAAATTAAAAAAGAAAGTGATGTACACTTTAAATTAGATATTCCATTTTAAATTAAAATAATATATTATGGCAAATAAAGAAAGATATACGAAGGCTAAAATTTATGCCGACGCAATGGATAAAATAAAGAGGTATAAACCGTCAACTATGACTGGGTTAATTAATTTATTAGAATGTAGTAATGGTACCTTTTATAATAAAATAAAGATAGATAGTAAGGCATATTTGGAAATTTTGGAAGCTCTTAAAAAAGAAAAGGAAGGTGTGGCAAATATACTACGCAAAAAGTTAGTAGATAATGACAACCCAACTGCTATTATTGCTGCATTGAAACTCTATGGAAATGAAGAAGATAGACTGGCATTAAATCAGCAAAATATTGACCTAAAAGCTTCTGGCAAAATTGACTATCAGGAAGTTACAAAGATAGAAGGCAATCTTAATAAGCTGAACGAAGACGAATTAAAACTACTAAACGAATTATTAGAGAAGATAAAAGAATGAACATAAAAACAAAAGACTTGATAGCTACAGATATAGCAGTTAAAAGAATACTGCTAAAATCGAGTTTTACGAGTTTTTTAAATTTTTTTGGGACACTATAAATCACGAGGAGTTAGTAGATAACTGGCATATCAAATATTTATGCGATGAGCTTCAAAGCGTTGCAGAACGTGTGTTTCGTAGAGAAAAAAAAGAATACGATTTGATAATTAATATTCCGCCTTCGATGAGTAAAACTTCTATTCTGAATATCTATTTTCCACTGTGGTGTTGGGTAAACGATTATACGATACCTTTTATTTCAGTTAGCTACAGCTACCAGCTTTCGATAAATATTAGTGAAAAGTGCAGGGACGTTTTACGAAGCGATTTATTTCAAAAATATTTCTATGATATAAAAGTGAAGGAAGATAGTGACACAAAGCAGTTGTTCAAAGTTGTAAAAGATAACCGTGTAGGGGGCTTCCGTTATGCAACCTCCGTCGGTGGCACCATATCAGGGTTTCACGGACATTTTATTTTGTTAGACGACCCTGTAAACGCCGTTGACGCCCTATCAGATACTATGATTAAAAACACAAATGACTGGCTGGACAACGTTATTTATAGCAGAAAAGTAGATAATGATGTGAGCGTTGTTATACTAATAATGCAGCGTCTTCACGAAAACGACCCTACTGGCTACCTATTAGAAAAGAATAAAAATATAAAGCATATATGTTTACCAGCTTTGCAGAGCGATAAAATTTCTCCTCCTGAACTGAAAAAATTTTATGTGGATGGCTTATTAGATAGTAAACGACTATCAAAAGATATTTTAGAGCAGAAAAGAATTGAGATGGGCGACTATGCGTTTGCTATGCAGTATTTACAAGAGATAGTGCCAAAGAGTGGTAGTTTTTTCGATGTNNNTAAATTGCTAATANTNAATAGTTTAGANGANAAAGAAGTNNTNAGNAAAGTAAGATANTGGGACAAAGCTGGAACGCACTTGGGGGGAGCTTACACAGTAGGTGTAAAGATGGCTTTGCTAAAAAATAAAACTTATGTAGTTTTAGACGTTGTTAGAGGGCAGTGGGAGGCAGGCGAGCGTGAAAAAATTATTAGACAAGTTGCCGAGCTTGATGGCAGGGATGTTAGTATAATCGTAGAGCAGGAGCCGGGTTCTGGTGGCAAGGAAAGTGCAGAGGCGACGATTAGGAATTTAGCAGGTTTTCGNTGNTATGCAGATAGGCCGACTGGAGATAAAATTTTGCGAGCAGATACCTTCGCAGTGCAGTTGAACGCAGGTAACGTGGCTATGCTAAGAGCAGAGTGGAACAGCGAGTATAAAAGAGAGTTGGAATTTTTTCCATATGGCAAATATAAAGACCAAGTAGACGCTTCCAGCGGTGCATTTAATATTTTGCTAAAACAAGGTAGAGGTATAGCTACGAAGGGTGGAGGTGTAAATTCTTTTTAAATTAATTTTTAAAAAAATATACATATATCAAAAAAATATATTATATTTGTAAAAAAAAGTTATGGATAAAAAAGAACTCAATAAAGAATTGATAAATTGTCTTGTAAAAAGGAGTAATTTACAGCGTGAAATTCGAGAACTATATAAAGATATTGAAGAGCTAAATACTGAACTTTACAAAAAAATTTCAAGGGTTGTTGAAGCGAGGGTGGAAATTGAAAAATTAGCAGAAAAGTATGTAGAATTAAAAATAGAACAACAAAAATTTTTAGAATAAACAACAAATAAAAAAATAAAGTTATGGACAGAAATGAAATTTTAGAAAAAAATCTTTTAGAAGCAGGCAGGCTTCTGAAAGAAAGCAAAAAAATGATTACACTGACCTATTCTGAACGCACTTATTTGCAGCAGTGGTTTTATCAAAAGACTGGTAATAGAATTCTGAACCGTGCTTGCGATATTGAGCAGGCACTATTAGTGTTTTATGATGTAGTTTTAGACGAAAAAACTAAAACAAAAAAACAGGCTGAATCTGAAAAAATTGAAGATAAAACTACTGAAAAGCAAGCTACTACTAAAAAAACTACTACTGCTAAAACTAAAAAAATAGAGGATAATGAAACTAAAGAAAGCGAAGAAGCTGACAATCAGTTACAAAATTAAAGTAAAACATTTTGAAGATTTTCTTTTGCTTTGTAGCTATGATAGAGCTGACGTTGACGGTTTTATAAATCTTTTGAGTAGATGCACTGAGGTTGATAAAGATATATTTTACAACTTAAAATTCGCAGACCTTATCAGATTTTATAAAGAACTTATAGATAGTGTCGATAAAGAAAAAGATAAAGCACCTAAAAAGGCAATAAAGGTAGATGGACGATATTACAAACTGATTGATTTACTGAATTTACCAGTAGCTTTTATCATAGATTTCGATTTAGTTGAGCAGACACCTTCATATCTTTTAGCTTTATGTTACACTGAAACAGGTAGCTATACAGATGAACGTAATACTATTGTAGACGAACGAGAAAAAGTAATGCAAAATGCTGATATAATCGACTATATGCGACTAGCTACTTTTTTTTTAAACTGGAACAATTTTCTACAAAAGATAAAGACAAAGAGCAAAAAAAATATAGTAAATCTGAAAAGATAAAGATGTGGATAGGTTCAGTAAAAATCGTTGCTAACAGCTACAACACAAGCTTCGACGAAGTTTTAAAATGGAATTTTGATAGGTTTATGGTTTTTTACAATTTGATAATAGACGAGCAAAAAGAAATTAATAAAAAACTACGACAAAAATGAAACGGTATAAAGCTTTAACATTTGAGGTCGATTTAAGCGGTCTTGGTACAGAACAGTGGATACAGGAAGAGCTCGACTATGACGAATTTGCACAAAAAATTATAGACACACTCATAGATGTTATGCGAGAAAAAGATGTCGAAGCGTCGAGTAACTTAATACAAAGCCTTGAACCTGAAACTAAAAGCGGTGAAATAGTAATTTATGCAGATTATTATTGGAAATTTATCGATAAAGGTGTAAACGGTTTAAGACAAAGTAGGGATAGTGAGTTTAGCTTTAAATTCGTGCCAGCATCGAAAAAACACGCACTATCAATTGCAAAGTGGCTTGAATTTAGAGGCTTGGCAACTGAATTTACAACNTTGGCANATGCTTATAGAGTAGCTACAGCAACTAAAATAAAAGGAATTCGAGGTAGAAAATTTGTAGAGGAATTTGAAAAAGAAATAGACAAAATAGAAATATTATGATAGAAGGAGTTTATTTTTGTCGAAANGATGGGGAGGTGATTGGAAGCCCCCTCCCTGCTTTCGACGATTTATTTTTACAGATAGAAAGCGATAACACGTCTGCAGGNCTGTATTTCATTGTAGAATTTTTAAATGAAGATAGTAGTAAAAAGGTTACCATTAAGTTATATCCCAAAATAGGTTATAATGAAGTAGAGACATATATTTCGCAGATTTTGAAAAATTTGTTTAATGAAAATTTTGATTATTTTACATTAAATATAACAGTAAAAGAGTATGATGAAAGCGGGTATGTTAATAATCTTATTATGTCATTTATAGTGATACCTTCGATTTACAATAGTTTTCTACCTCCTATAAAAGATTATTTTTTCTATTATTATGATGGTGCAGATTATGATAAATTTAGTAAAATAAATTTACAAGNTTGGTATAATGATAGTTTTTTAAGCATGTCTGATATTATAAATATAACTACAAGTTTAAATAATATTTATAAAAGAAAGCCAGATTCGAGCTTTGAAAAGATAATGACAATCACTCACAAGCAAGTCTGCGAGCCACTTTATAAATTAAAATATTTAAATCCCCATACAGGCTATTATGACACGTTCGTTGGATGGTATATAAAGCAAGACACNATCAACGTTGAGAAGCAAATATATAATAGACAAAAGTTAGGTGATATGGGNACACGGCAGGCTTTACCAGAACTCGACAACGAATTCAACTTGATTAGTTACGATTTGCCTATAGACCAGGCTAATTATATTGCAAAAAGCATAATTATGTCGCCAAAAACTTTTTTAATAGACACGAATGGAAATGAGATGGAGTGCGTTGTTATGAATAAAAATTACACTAATGCTTTGAACGTTGTGAACGTTTTTGCTAACATAAATTTAAACATAAAGTTATGAACATAACTATCAGATTTATTTTTAAACGCAGAATAGACACTCCGCCACAGGGCTCATTGCCAATCAGTTTTTCACAACTCAGGTTAGTCGACGAAACTTTTGAGGTTTTAGACGATAATTTTTCTGTAAACATAGATAATGAGAACATAAACGACTTTAGTAAAGCTATAGACAGTAAATTTACAAAAACATTAAAAGTTGCAGGAACGCAGAAGGCGATTGACTTTTTTAAAGAATACTACGAAGTTAGATACGAAGGTGAAAGCGATTATAATTTTTTATTTAATAGCAGGACAGGTGAACACTGCACGATATACGTAGATGGCATAGAGGTGATGCGAGGAGTAGCTTTGTTAACAGGTATAACTAAAAAAAATAATATAGTAGTTTTTGAGCTACAGGTGATAAACGATGTAAAAGATATTTTGAACGAATTTAAGAATTTATACATCGACGAATTAGGTGAATTTAACTATAATTGGAACTTTAATAATGTTAGAAACTTACTACACACCATTATAGATGATACATTTACAGGTATCTGTATGTCAGATGGAGTGTGCGTTTCACAGAAATTTATAAGTAGTGAGAATGCGGTGAGAACGGCTATAGA